TATTGCCAAAATTCATACCACCGATTCCACCACCACTGATTAAACTGGAAACCTTTCCCGCTAAAGCAGAACCCTTAGCATAACCTTTTCCCGCTGCTGCAGTATAATCCATCAATTCCGGCTGTTTTACATACTCTTTCCATCCACTCTCGTTCTTGATTGTTTTTGTTTTGGACTCGATTTTATTTTTAAGTCCGTCTAATCCGGAAGTAATATTTACGGTAACACCCGGAATTTTATTGATAATGCTTTCAATGGCTCTGGCCATATTCAAAACGTAGCTAACGCATGTATTGGCCATATCCAAAAACAGCACTTTCACTGCTGCCGTTGCATCTCCAAAGCATGCATTGCCGATGAAATTGGCAAGCATCGCAAAACCATTCCATAATGGATAAATGAACGAGTTATAGATATAAGCACCTAAAACATAAAATGCAGCACCAATGATCCCCGTCGCGCTCACTGAGGCACCTGTTAGCTTGTTAAATGCTGCTGTTCCCGCATACAGCATGGCTATCAGAGCAATAAAGCCTATCGCCATCAGCCCAGCCGGATTCATCATACACAAAGCATTCCACACTCCCGTTGCTGCATTCAGCACCCATTGCGCCGCGGCAGCTCCGTAAGTAAACGCCGCATATACTCCCAGTCCCGCTGCTATTCCAAGCAAGATTGGTCCAATGATGTCCATGTTATTAGCTATCCAGTTCAATGCCAGCAGAAACGGAGCAGATGCCCTCTGAATTGCATTCATGGACTGCGTCCATAACTGCGACCAGGTAATCGGCATGGAGTTAAACTTCCGGTCTATATCATCCATTGCGGCCAGCTGCGCGTTCTTTACAATCTCCGCCGATAAGGCACCTTTTTCCGCATATGACTTAATGGAGCCTTCCGCCCATCCCATATATTTCTCAATGTTACGGGCAATACTTGGTGCAGCTTCCAGAACCGAATTCAGTTCATCTCCGCGAAGAGCTCCGGATCCCATAGCCTGCGTCAGCTGAGTCATAGCACCGGCTGCCGCACTTGCCTCAGTACCTCCGATTGCAAACTGCTTATTGATGGACTCGACAAATCCAATCAGTTCGTTCTGATCCTTGAAGGCATTTGCCGCATTCAAGCCAAGGCTTGCAACACCATTCGCCGTACTTTCGTACGATGCTCTGGATCGCTGCGCAGAGGCATATACATCGTTCTGCAGATTGGGATTGATTACATTACCGGCATTGTCCTTGTTGATCAGGCCAAGACGGGTATTTGCATTCATATAACTATCGGATGCACTCAAAAGCTTGCCTCCCGCATCCAGTGCTGTTTTGGCCGCAAAAAGCTTTCCAAGAGCACCGGCTACTTTCTCGGCTTTGGTCTTTGTCTTATCGACTTCATCACCCAGGCCTTTAACTTTTCTTCTAGCCTTTTCCGCGCCTTTTCCGGCATCTTCAAATCCATCTTTTGCCTTCTTGCCACCCTTTCCGGCTTTATCCAGACTAGTTTCGACCTTGTCGGCTGCTGTACTGACGTTCTCCACGGATTTTGCTGCACGGTCAGAAGCACTCAGCACTTTATTGATTCCGGATATAAAACCGCTCGTGGCCAGCTCAATCGTTGCTCTTAATCTTGCCACCTACTTTCCTCCTTTCGCAGCGCGTTTTTCCGCTTCTACGCGCAATTCACAGCTGGCTGCAATAAAAGCCTTCTCCCGGGGAGTCAGTTCAGCCAACTCGCTCGGGAGAATATGCAATTTCTGTAGCGCAAAGTGCGCCAGGATAAACTCCGGATCACTTTGCTTTATTCGTTTTTTGCGTCATTTTTCAGATCATCAAAATCATCATCCATGCCGGACAGATCCTGAACAGCTTCTACCAGGGCATTATACTCATTGGTATAGAGCATCTTTTTCAGAAGCTTCACCTCTCCCAGAACCCCGTAAGCTTTCTGCAGGTCAGCGTTCTTCAGATCCGGGAACACTACGGCAGCCGCTGTGATCTCATCCACATATTTGAAACGGTCAAACTCACTGTTGCCCTTCTTATCGGTCTTAACACAGGTTCTCTGAACCTTGTCGCAGACTTCCTGCTCCAGCGGACGGATCACGAACGGCATTGGCTTGCCGTCCTTTCCTTTGAATCTGTCAGAAACAAAAACCTCTTTCTCCGGAGTAACTTCCGGATGTAAAAATCCGTATAAATCTCTCACTTCACTCATAGCCGGTCTCCTATCTCATATTCTCTGGAAGCTGAAATGCCTCCAGGCAATCGCAGTCATCAAAGGTAAAATCCGAATCAAAGGTGATTGGATCCTCACTGTCATCCTCCAGGTATGCAACCGGAATCGTCTTTAAAATCACATGGAACAGTGTTACCGTCTGTCTGCCAACGGTAGACTGCGGATCCTCATTTGTGAATTGCAGGGTGCATGCCGGGTAGATGCCATTTTTCTTATAGTTGATGAATTCCTTCAGTGCATCCGAATTCATGAAATAAAAGGTTCCAGACCCCTCGCCGGTCGCACCAACAACTTTATGCTGTTTCATGCGGTGTCCCAGCAGCTTTTTCTCTGTTACGGACAACGTTACGTGTGCATCAATCTTTGAAATCTCAAACATTTCACGGTTCTGGCCGCTACGAGTAATGAAGCCCTTTCCCTCCGATCCGCTAAGCGTATCGTCAAGTTTCGTATAATTTGCCATCTCATCGTCCTCCTTAGCTCAGATTTACATTAATATAGGCCAGTTCCATGCTACCAACCAACTGTACACCGCAGTTAACAAGAACCGCATTGATTGCTGTGCCGGCTTCGACCGTTACATTATCAGAATCAAAGTTCTGGATAGCTCCGCGGCGTTCCAGATCCGTGAAATACTCCACCAGCATCCCCTTAAAGATTGAACGGCCGTCCGCATTATTATTGTATTTGCCCTTGATGTTGGCATCCCACACAGACTGAATGTCACTGCGAATGCCACATGCAGTCCGGACAGAACGATTCTGCTTCAGGATGTCCCCTTTCGTCTGAGTATTGGTGGTCAGCGAATTGATATCAGCAACTACTGTCACATTCTGACTGCGATCCACATCTAGAAGGAACTTTCCCGCTTTGATTGCGGTTTCCTGCTCTGATCTGGTCATTCTCGGAGTTACATCAATTGCCCCGACAAACTTCTGTGCCGTATTGGATTTCGTGATGCTAGCACCGGCCGCAATGCCGCCGATCCATGCAGCAGTTTCGTACGCAGTCAGACTGGAACTGTCCGAGAGTGTAACCCCCTGCACGCTGTTGATGATATATTCCGAATCGGCGGCATAGTTCGGTAATACCGCTGTTACATTCTTGCCTTCATCATCCTGCATGGACTTAATCCAGGTTGCGATTGTCTGCTGCGCCGTAGATGCCCCTGTGCTGGATTTTGCGTATGGATATACCAGCACATCAAAGTCTACAGTTTTCAGTGCTGCCAACATAGCCTCCAGATGCTCATCTGCATGAGACGCCGGAAGCTTATATAAAAGCACTTTCTTTGCCCCGAGAAGGGCAAGACTCGCCAGTTTTTTATCTGCTGCCGTTGCGTTGTTCGGATATGCTGCATCGGTCGCAGTAATCTCGTAAATTTCATCATCTGTCCCCACAGACAGCTCCTGAGCGATTACGACGGTCCCGCGGTCTCCTGCTGTGATGCTCAGAGGCGTATTAGTCAGAAGATTGATATATGCCCCAGGAATCACCTTATTCTGGCTTTCCCATGTACCTGCCATTGCTTATTCCTCCACTTCAATATTCTTATCAAGTTCTTCCATCTTCGGCTGCGCGGGCTCCCTGTATTCGACATAGGAAACACTGAACAGCAAATGAAGAACATCATCCGTTACATTTGCGTTTTTCTCTTTCACATAAAAAGAGATGTCATCGGCGCTGATCACATCAAAGCCCTGAAGCATCTCCTGCTTGACTTTTTCACATTCTTTTCTGCGATTCTGCAATTCTTCACCAGGGAAATACTGCACATCAAAACTCTGTTTGACGCGCTGCCGGTTCGCAAGGCATCGTCTTGTATCCGTATCAGTGATAAGAACCAGGATAAACGGTCCATCCGCATTCTGGGGAATATTATCCCTGTAAATCTTTTTAAGTTCCGGAACAACAGACCGGCACTCCGCAGCAATCGCCTTGTATAAAATATCAATCCCCATGCTCATGCTCCTTTCGGATTCTCTGCACCTCCGCTTCAAACAACGCAACAAGACGCCTGTCGATATAAGATACACCCTTTTCCAGTAAATATGTACCTTTCACAAAGCCTTTCGTCGGTCCGCCTTTACGCAGTACAATGCGGTGCCCATAGTTCCAGTAAGAAGCATACTCCGCCGTGTTGACCAATACCTTCTTTACTCCGGATGCGCTTTTTGAAGCAGGAGCAGATTTCCATGATTTTTTGAGCAGACCGCCCACAATGGTATCCTTTGTTTTAAAGCTGACAACTTTTCCAGCCTTGGGTCCGCTCTTTACTTTGAATGTAACCGGGTTCGGATGAATGCCTGTCGGAGTCCGCTCCTTCAACCACCGGACACCTTCATTTACAGCCTGGTTAAGTACCTTTACATCCACCTCTGAAAGATCATCCATCTCAGCCTTAAGTTCTTTCCGGAACTGATCGATAAAGGCTTTATTCCGTCGGTAATTGGAACTGCTCATGCTTTCTCATCCCTTTCTACCCGGCACTGGTACTGGAAGCTGTAAGGGTGCACTTCTCCGACCCTGAGCTTGGCTTGCTGTCCGTTTCTCAGCATAACCACAACCTTATCTCCTTCCCGGATATCTGTTTCCAGTCCGCAGAAAAGCTGATTGCTCGCTTGCAGGGATGGAACAGGGCTTCCGGCAAGACTCTGTCCGGAAATGCTGTATCGGCACTTCACACCAGATGCAATGCAGCACTCTCCAGATGAATCATAGCCGTCATCATCCTTTGCATCCTGATATCGATAAACGTCCATCGTGGAATCGTACATAACTGCGTATGGATTAAGCATAACCTCTCAACCTCCTGAACCGGCGCAGAGCCGTTTTATCTGAATCAGACAGCCCATAGATACCCTCACGGCTATTACCGCTGCCCGTAGCGTATGTGATGGTTCCGTCTCCTTCTTTGATACTGGCAATATCCTGCTGGTACCCAGTTCCCTTAGCAGCCTCATAGTCAATGATTCCCTTAAACTTCTTCCGGACAAACGGCTCCAGCAGATCCGGAATATCATCCTGGCTCAAATTACAATAATCGCAAACATGAAGGATGACATCGGAGATGCCAAGATCTCTCATGTCATCATCGATATTCAGATTGGCCTTTACGACCGCCAGCATCTCCGTTTTTGTCATGTCATCACCGCCTAACCCAGCTTGTGCTTAAATGCTACAATACGGATCTGCTTCGGCTCATAAACCGGCTTCCAGTTCTTCGGATTCGCCACCTCGGTTCTGGACGGTCCCTCTGTCTTTGCCACCTCCGCATTCTGCCATGCGATTCCTCTCGGATGCAGGATCATGGTCTTACGGTTGATCAGATAATCAATACCAGAGCCTTTGCGCTTTGCACGGTCAGTCTCAGTCGGTACAAATCCAACCGGATTACCATTACCGAGAGCCACGGCTCCATTGCCGAAGAGATAGGTGGTGTAGGTACCATCAGATACCGGGCAGCCATCATCTACGATCACACGCTTACCCTGGTAAGTACCAAATGCAACATCGTTGGACGGCTGCACAGTGTCAATCAGGTTCTGCTTCTTCAGATAGGCCTCCGTCCCCCAGCTTCTGTTCCGCATCAATAAACGCAGAACCGGACCAGTTCGCCTTTACACCGCTCAGGCCGGTAATATCCAGGATATTGGATGCCAGTCTGGTTTCAGCTGCCGGCGTTCCTTCTGCCCCTGCCGGGATAGTACCAAACACACCATTCAGAATAGAGATCAGTTCCTTCTGCATATCACGCTCCCAGAATCTTGCCACCAGAGTGCCGATGGCCATCATCGGATCCGCGCCCGCAAGTGCCGCGGACAGATCCGTTGCGGACCACATCTTGGCACGGCGCAGAATCGCAGCTACATCCTTGTTGGAAGCAATCTTGTTATCGGCCAGATCAGCTCCCTCAATGACCTGCTCAGATTCACCGGTCAGGTCCTCGAAGAACGGCATGTTGACGGTCGGTGCCGCCTGGGAAGCCAGCGCATCGAAAGTGCTGTCATTGGAAATGATTCCGCTCTGTACCAGTGCGGAAAGTGCCATTGTCTGATTGATGACATACGGGTTAAAAAGTTCCGGGACAATAACGTCCTGTAAAGTTGTTCCTGCCATTTAAAATTCCTCTCTTTCTTAAAGTTTTACTCCTGCTGCAGCTGCCATCTGTCTGGCCTGCTCCGGATTCTGTTTGAACAGGCGGCCCTGCTCAGTCAGATTGAAAGTCTCCTTCGCAAACGGATTACTTGCCGGAGGGTTTCCGCCTCCTGCCGGTTTATACCCACCTGCGCCTCCTGCTGCCTTAAACAAATGCGGAGATGCCTCTCTCATAGGCTTCAGCACATCTTCCAGCCCGATCGGGGCGCCATCCTTATCGAAGACAAACTTGTCCAGGCCGCCGTGCTTATAGATGATATAATCCGCATCCGTCGCGCCGGCCTCCTTCAGCTTATCTTTCAGGGCATATTCCTTTTTGGTATTTGCCGCAGCGGTTTTGAGGTTTGCCACCTCAGTTTCATAGTCTTTGACCTTCTGCTGCAGATCCGCGTTATCTGCATTGTTCTTTTTCAGGTCCTTGATGGTATCATTGGCCGTGCTCAGCTCCTTCACCTTGTCATTGTAGTCCTGCTTCGGTACTGCATGCTTCGGGAACTCCGCATTGATGGTTTTCATGGTTGCCTCAACATCCAGTTTCCCATCAGTGATCACTGCCTTTTCTAAAATTGCTTTTAACCATTCCATCTTGCATATCCTCCATAGATTTTTATTCCCGCTCTCCGGGTATTGGGATTAGCCGGTTATACTCCCGGCAGAGTAGTGCCCAGTTTTACGCCTTATGACAGGGCATAAAAATAACACGCATCTCTGCGTGCCTTAAACTTCTTCCGTGTTTGATGATTCACAGAATCCCGTAATGCTGCGTTTTCTTACCGCGCCCTTATCACCGTCAAGGAACATAAATTCAATGAAATCTGAATCCTTAACGAAATCACCCTTCATGATATCTAGCATAACATCATAAGGAATGCAGACATCTAAGAAACAGCCGCCATCTGCGTAGATATCAATCATGCCTCAGCGTTTCCTTTCCGCACTTCGGACAGCGCTTTACATACCCGCCGAACTGGCCGGATGCCCGGCTCCAATGCTTGCGGTAGCTGTGCTGACAATAATGCTGCCGGAACCAGGTTAATACATTCATGCCCTCACCTCCCTGCTGTTGCGACATCGCAACAATAAAAATAGGTGCAAAAATACCACCAGCCTACTGACCGGTGGTATCGTTAATTATCTTCCAATGCGCTGTTTTCCATGCCCTGGTGGGGTTTTGTAAAGCTCTCCAACAAAACCCTTCGGATTTCCACAAACATACCCTTTGCCACGAATAGCTTCCATATGAGCCAGTACCTCCTCATCTTTTGGCAGATCACGGAATTTTTCCTTTCGAAGATCATATTCTGCTTGGGTTTCAATCTTAAGGAATTCTTCTTTCAAACTCATTCCGTTACATTTCCTTTACAAAAATGAGAAATATCATAATGCACATTGGGGTTCAGTTCCTGATTTTCATGCTTTCTTTTGAAGTATTCATCAAGAGCCTTTTTCACCGCTGCTCTATGCCCCTCTGGAACATATTTTAAATCGAGTTTTCCATCATTCGCTCTTCCACGGATTACGTTCCAGTTTTCGCCATGCTCTAAGTCAGAAATAAGACTCTCGTATGTGTATGCCATTATTTCATCTCCTCATCAATATACCGATATATCTCCGGCTGCTTTTGCTTTAAATTATTCGGATTAAGAACATACTCTCTATATGCCTCGGCAAAAAAGTCTGCTAAAGCATATACATTAAACTCCATGTTTTCATTGATGAGCGGCACCTGTTCTTCATACAAACGCCCTTGATAAATACTCACCAATGCTTCTGTATCAGCCAGCCTGGTGATAGGTCTTACAAAAGTATCCTCATCCAATATCGCATCCCAAAGCGGATTGATATCGCCTATCGTCTTATGAATTGCCTGCAGAAACCTTTCATCCTCCCATACGCCCGCCTGCGTCTCCAACGCATGCGCCATTTCATGAACAGCTTCGCCCTCATCAAGTTCTTTCGCCAAATATAATATTCCATTAACCCTATCATATCTCGAGTTTCCTTGTTCATCAACAACAACTTGGGTTACTGCTTTATCAATAATATCTTTATGTCGATTAGGAATCAGCTTCACTTCTTTGTCAAACTGGTCTTTTGCTGCTCCCTTCATACTATCAGGAATCGATAAATTATCCAGATTCTTCGGCTTTGATGCCTTTTCTTCCTGAATATACCTTCTCTTCCACTCAGCATAGGTCATATTCTCCGGTACCTCGATGCTGTTACCGTCCGTATCCCTTGCGGCCCGTGTGCCGCCCGCAGGCGTATCCGGATAATATGGCACGTCCGTGCATCTGCAGAACGGATGGAAGGGCGGCATGTTCTTTCCTGTTACCGCCTCAGCCACAGAATAGATTTTCCCATCCAGCCGCCCGCAGATCCCGCAAGTCTTACTGTCCAGAGTGGCCAGGATCTGGTACTGTTCCACGCCATCCTCTTTGTATCCGGCGTGTGTGGCTTCGCTCATCACGTAAGAACTCTCTGTATGTAGGAGCCGGTAAGCGTCGAACTTCTTTGTCTGCATCTTCTTGGCAAAATCCTTTGCCAGATTCTGCGGTGACGTACCCTGCA